TTAGTAAGTTTTGTTTTTATCAAGAATCTGATAGCCTTCCAGTGTAACAAGCTCCCTATTGTCAATGAGAGCATCCCATAATCGTGTACTGAGCAACTTATCAATTACTGCATTGGTTAAGCTTCTGAGGTTTTTGTATTTGATGTCTTCAGCCAAGAATACTGAATGGATACTGTCGTATTTCCCATCCTTCCTTTTAAGGACTTGGTACAGATGTACTTGACCATCTTCGCCAGAAATGGCGAATTGCTTGTAAAACAACATTGCTGGTAAGTCGCCCAAATCACTTCTACGAATGGTTATTCGCTTCAATTCAAGGCCTCCTCATTGTCTCAGTGCAATTTTGACACCTTTTTGTTGTTGAATTAATCATAAAACAACAACATAAAAGAGTCAACACCTTTTTGTGGTTATTTTTAAAGAAAATCCACTTTTGAATTGTATTTTTTGTTATAATCAAAAAGGAGGTGAAACTGTTGACTAAGATTGTTAAAACAAGACTGAAAGAAATATTAGATGAACGTGGCTTATCTATCAGAGGTTTCGCCTTTGGAAATGACCTTAGATTTGAAACCGTTAGAAGGTTTTACAATAACACTGCTAAACAATACCAACGTGAGACATTGGGCAAGATTTGCGACGCCTTGGATATAAAAATTGAGGACTTACTATACATTACAGACGATGATTCCGAAGACTCTTAAGCAAAAGTATTGCTTTTATTTTTTTTGAAATTCGTTAAACAAAACCATTGAAATATTCAATTGTCCAAATTTCGGACAATCAAAAGTATTGCAAAATGACAACTCAAATTGTCATTTGCTGTTATACTGTACGGAGAGGTGAACGGGATGGAAAACAACATGCTTCAAGCGATATTAGATGAGATTAAAAACGTTAATAACAAGGTTGATGGTATAGCTTCCGAGTTGAATTCCTTTAAAGAAGATACAAAGAAGGAGTTTGAACAAATCAATCAGAAGTTAGATCGAATTGAGGAAAATGAACCTGAGGAAATCATGTCGATGCTCAAATTAATCAATAAGAACATTGAGCGTGATCACCGATACAATGACAAAAAGTTTTCTGAAATTGAAAGACGTATTCATGATCTTGAAGAGAGATTGAATAACTGAGCATAAACGGTATACGTATACCGATTTGTGACAACATAATGGGATGGGATAACATGAGTATTAGTAAGATTAGAAGCCTTCTGTATAAGTCCTCACGTATCTTAGGAGACGTACAAGCCGTTAAGAATGGTACTATAGGTAAACGTGTAGCAAGACGTGCTGCAGGAAGAGCAACGGGTAAATTACTTAGAAGTATTTTCAAATAAAAAAAGACCCCTTCACAGTTATTTGTGAGGGGTTTATTTATTGTGTGGTCTATGTTTAGAATTAGCTTCAAGCTCCTTTTTCAAGACCTCTACATCCTGTCTTAAAAACAAGGCTGACCTTCCAATCCTTTTAACCGGTATTATTCTTTCTGTATTAATTAATGCACTCATTCGTTGCTTATTGACGTTCAATATCTCAGCAACTTCAGTAGTGCTAAGGACTTCGTTTTTGATGAAGTCCTCAACCTCCTGCCGACCTCTTAAATGATATTCCATGTTATTTTCTCCTTAAAATCATGTCTTTGATGATGGCATAGATCGTTAACAAAACAACAATAGCCATTACAGCTGTTGTAAAAGAGTTTGTCCAAAATGAGCGTATGCCAATTGCTGCAACAGACAATAAAATTAATGAAAAGATGAACTTTTGATTTTTCTTCATTTTTTATGCTAGACTGATTATAATGATATTGAGAAGCGAGTTAGTGGCTCGCTTCCCTTATCTCTGGTTAGTCCTTCTTATTTTTCTTCTCGCTATCGTTTGATTGTTGCGCAATCCATCCGATAGAGACGACGTAGAAGATAATTTGAAGGACTTTTATCATATTGTCTAGCATTTCCTCACCTCCTTATACATTTATTATAACATAACTATGTACTCAAGTCTATAGTTTATAAGAAGTTTTTTCAAATAAATAAAAGAATTCCCTCGAAAATTTCAAGGGAACGATTTATTTACTTAAACCATTTTGCCGTATTGACCAGACACATATCGGCGTTTACCGTTGTGAATAATCTCCCAGTATCCTTTAGAGTTATTGGAACCTCTAACAGAACCAGCGATATCAATTGTCTTACCAAGCCCAATTGTACCTACGTTCTTAGCTTTAATACGGTCAGGTTTGTCCATGATAATTGCAGCATTTGATACACCAACAATTTTGATCTTACCGACCGATTTGATGCCTGAGTTAGTGGTTTTAGAAGGTGCAGAAGATACTTTCTTTCCAAATGTATCAGTACCATACCCTTTATAATTGAATTGCAGGTGTGGCTGATCTACAAAACCTGTCCAATCACCACCCCATTCAAAGCCAATTGATTTAGCAAATGCAATGAATTTCTTAATATCAGATGCGCCATAACCATTCCATTTAGTATCAGATTTAGAATAACCACCAGTTGGTACAAAGTCTAATGCTTGTCCTACAAGGTGGTATGATTTCATAGTCTGTGAAGCACCTTTACGAACATTTTCACGTTGTTGTGCTTCAGAACGAATTGTTTCATAGATAAGTACACCAATTTTGTTTTTCTCTGCATAATCCATCAACTTTTTAGCAGCAGCTTTTGTGTTGTCCGCAAGTTTATTGATATTATCCATGTTCCGTTTGTAGTAATACATTGTCATATTAAGTTCCTCCGTTTTGTTTATTTTGTTAGATTATGTTGTTTTAATAACGTCTTCTGCGCTTTACCTTTATTAGTCACGTAGTTGTTCTTGAACCATGCTGTTAAAGTCATAACGACTGTGAATACTGCTGAACCTGCTGTGTAAAGAACATCAGCTAAATGATTTAATTGAGCTTCATCAATTGGAATAGCAGTCTTTCCAAACATGACTAACACTTGGTTAGCCAGCGCAATAAAAAGAAGCACAGTCCGAATGACTGTACCTCTGTCCAATCCTTTTAACATATGTATTCCTCCTATTGTACTTTGCTTTCAATCTTGTCGAGTTTTTCAATTACAACGTCATACTTTTCGCTGAATTTGCCTAACACTTCATTTTGGGATTCAATTTGATCGTAGAGCTTAGATTCTCTTTCCTTACTTGTTTTCATTACATAGAAAAGAAGCCAGCAAAACAACACAGCAAATGGCCCCTGAGTGATTAAATACTGTGTAATATCCATTTCCAAAAGCCCTCACCTCCTTCAGGGCAAAATAAAAACACCTATTCGCTTACAGGTGCTGCTTCCTTAGTATCGGACTCCTGGTTGTTTACTGTGTCAGTCCCAACAGATCCGTCAGTTTCCCCAGCAGTCCCTTCTGAGGGAGGTGAATCTTTGATATATTCATCCCCCGTAATCTCCTTGTATTGTTCAGGTGTAATCCGTTTTCCTACAACATCAAACACTTGTTTCTTAGTCCATAACTTCTTTTCATAGAAATACTTGATATCCGAAAACCAGTCAATCATGTTTAACCTCCCATAGCTACCAAATAATATAGATTTGCAACCTTCTCAGCCAGCACTTCAGTTTCACTCGGTTCAGGAGGAAGTGGTTTTAAACTGTCAATGTATTCTTGAGTTGCAGACTCAAACCATTGTTCTTTTTTAACATCAAATTTAGCCCTATAAAATGAAACCGGTTCAACTTTAGTACAGTTTTTCGGAATCACATAATTTCCTTCTTCATCCGGCTCAATCGTAATTGGTTTGGTTAAAATGAAATTTTCATCGTATTCATAAACCTGAATCATGCTGTCCCTCCATCCTGTAAGCCCACGACTACATCAAGATAATACCCTCCACCTGCTTTGCTTGAGTCAGCAGGATCTTGGTACTTTATTTTTAAATCTCCAGTATCATAAATGATTAAATTGGCTGTGCCGCCTGTTCCACTTAATGGCACAGTATAAACACCCCCACCGAATGGTACGTATTCTACCGGAATTGAGCCGAACATAATTTCTGGTTCAGTTCTGACATGACCCCTTAAAATTAGAAATGCTCCCCATTTTGCGTACATTGGTGTTCGTGTCCCTGCTGTAGCCCCATTCTTTAGCATGATGTTGGCATATGTGACAGCTCCGTTCCATTTCTTACGCTCAGCATCAGAGGTATGTCGGATTTGATTAAAACTATGTGCAGTGAACTGTTGTAACAATTCTTCCATTTTAGCTTTAAAATCTGATGTGAACTGTTGAAGTAGCTCCCCTACTTTATCCTTAAATGACTTATTCACATGAATATCCTCATCATTCACATGTGTATCAAATTCACTTTTAGGAGCTTGCTGAACGTTATCAACCTTATCAAGTCCGAGCTGTTCAGCAGTAACCTTGTGTGGGTTCGAGGTATCTGAGGTGTGTTTGTCAAAATCCGTTTTCTTTGCTTGCACGTCATTAGTTACGGCTGATAACCCTATTTGTGCTTTTGTTACACCATGTGGGTTTTTCTTGTCATTCAAATGATTGTCAAGATTCGCTTGAACAGCATCTGCCTTTTCTTGAGCACCCTGTTTTGTTTCGATGTTCTCCAAGTCTTCAAACTTCTTCTTTAAATCGTCAAGCGTTTGAATAGTTGAATCGTAAATCTCAATAACCTTTGCTTTCAACGTCTCAAAATCATCAATGTAGTATTCGCCTACTGGTGCAATATCTTGATCCATTAGGCTTTGTGTTACTTCAAACCCAAACTTATGAGCAGACATAGCTTGTTTGTTGCTATAAACCAGAACTAACTCACATTGAAACAACCCATACATTTTGATTTCATCTTCATCGAGAACATATTCAGCAATTCCATTTACTTTATCAACCAATGTAACGTCCCGTACTCTTTTCTTACCATTAGCAGGAACAAGGATTACTTTCCCTGTCACTGCTGATAATGGTAATGGTGCATCATCTTTACGCAAATTAAAAATCAGCTTTGCTGTTCCAACATCTTGAGTTGAAAACTTGAAAGCTGATCTATACGTACCTTGTGAAACTGTATTAATATCAAACGTATATGCTGATTTCTTGTAAATCGTTATTACCTCCTTATCTTATAAATGCTATTGCTACACCATATCCCTTATTAGAGTCATACGGTTGCTTAATTTTCATGACTGTTAATCCTGTGTTGTCATCTGCTTTGGATCCTTTACCATTCTTAGCTATAATCTTATCACCTGCTTGAACAGTATCATCAATACGTACATGTATCTGTCCAATAAGACCAACAATATGCCACTCATCACGCTCTTGTCGTGAAGTGTAGGCTAATTCAGGATCATAGTCTGGATTTGGCTTTGGAAGACTTTTCATTTCAGTTTTCCTGTTCCCATCCTTATCCGTGTATTCAACTTCAGTTTCTTCATAGATCAATCCTCCGAAATCATTTCTTAGGTATCTGTCATTCCAATAAAACTCAGCACTACCTAATACAACGCCCGCTGTCTCAGAAATAACACCTAGAATCTCATCACCTTTTAAAGCCTTACGAATCTTATCACCTTCAAGGGTTACAAGGTATCCACTTTCAATCTTTTTGCCATCTGCAGATTCAAAATACTCAGCATAGTCTTTGAAGTTTGAAGCACTTTCAACACGACCAACACCTAAGATATTGCCGTTTTGTGAGTCTATTTCCCATTTAGTATTAGCTGTAGATGCTTTACCTGTTCCATATCCTCCCCTAATGGTATAACTGTTGTTATTCTTAACAGCTTGGGAAGCTACAACCATTCTTGATGAGCCATCACCTTCAGTGTGACAGTTATTTGAGGCAATAACAGCTTGTCTTGAAGCTTCAGTTGAAGATCCACCAGATGAAGCAATAACAGCATTACGTGGGCCTTTTGTTTTACAACCACCTGTTGTAGCAATGATAGCGCTCGTACTGTCTAACGGGTGTCCTGAAGTGGATGCAGCTCTAAAGCCACCTTTAACATTGTTTGGTACAACAGAATACTTCTCACCGCCTAAAATAGCAGCGTCAGTATATCCATAGGCTCTAACAAACAACAAATTTGCTTGCGTATTCGGGGATGTGATACCGGTTGTGCCACCCTTTGTATGTAGGAGAGCATTTGATAAGTTAATATTGTACACACCACCACCAAGAACCACACCAACTGGAGCTGAATCATGAACCATTAGATTGCTAATCATTACATCATCAGTTCTTTGATCTCCACCGACTACGTGTAAATCACAGGCTGCTTTTACAAACCCTGTTATAGTCATACCGTTGACCGTAATCTTACGGCTTTTAAACTGGAAAGAAACAATTGGGTTGTCTTTATAGTCGTAATCAGGGTCGCCATAAGCTCTGAAACCATGAATATCTACTCGCTGATATGCGGATACATCTAAGGCTCTAGGGGTAATTCCCTCATACAAACTATTAAATACAGGTTGGATTGCTGTGCAGTCTATCAGCTCTACATCTCTTGCTGTATCACTCCACGGATCCTCTGCTTTGTGATGTCCAATATGTCTCAAATCATAAGAACGTACATCATGCAAAGAAACATGACTGATAATATGGATGTTTCTTGATGCTGGCCATTCTGTATGAGCCTTAACTTCTACACCTCTAATGTTTCCAGATGTAAAGTTCCCCGTTAACCATACATTTTTAGATCCATCATCAACTTCAATTCCATTTGAGTTAGCTGATCCCTTTGCATGAGCTTCACCTGATGGATTGGAACAGTGACAGTTATTAATAAAGATATACTCACTGTAGTGTGTTGTGATCCCATCGTCTCCATAATTAGAGGCTACACAATTATCTATCCAGACGTATTTACATCCTTGTGCTGTGTAATCAGGCTCTTTGACTGCGTCATGATCATAAGATGGTGCTGTAATATCAAATCCATGTAAGCCGGCATTGATTGATGTACAATTCTTAATCCATAAGTATTTTGTATTCGCAAACGTAACACAGCTTGATTGTATTCCACCTGCTGCTCTTAATCCGCCTTGTCGATCTTTATTCCAGTCAAACGTAATCCCTTTCACATAGATACCTTCGTTCCCTGCTTGATGATCTCTATTTGTAAGCAATATTGCTCCAGCTGGAGCGTCATCAGGCATTTTGAGATAAGTGATATCTTGTCCTTTGCCAATCAAACGACAGTTAGAAGGAACTTCAATTTGACCAACATATGTACCAGGAGAAAAATGGACTTCAACATTCCCCTCACCAATTGCATCTTTAAATGCTTGCGTACAGTCTGTAACACCATCAGGAACAGCCCCAAAATCATCAACATGGACAATTCTATCTAACTTCTTTTTATAATAATTGGCATCGTACACAAATCGTCCTGAAGCTGTGGCAAAAGTCTTTCCATCAATAGCTGAAACCCTCAAATCAATAAGCTCATTTATGTTATGGTTGTCACTATTTAGAATGAGGTTGTCAATTCTTGAAGTGTCGTACTTCAGTTTATCAGCTACAGTAAATGCTCCATAAGTGATTTGGGTTGCTGCGTGGGCTCCTCTCGCCTTTGTGTGGACTTTTAAAGCGTTCAAGCTTTGATTAATCCCACTCTCAGTCAAGCTTGCATTGCTATCTAAGATACTAAACAAATTCCCATTTGGGGTTACTTCGTGTTTTTTATTTAAGTAAACCAATAATTACTTCACCTCTATTTTGTTCCTATAATTAGGATTTTTACTCTCGCTCCATCCGGAACGGCTGTTGGGACAATTGTTTTTCCATCTTGGGTAAATGAAATCAAAACTTTATCTGTGTCTTGATAATCTGAAAATAAGCTAATCCCTTTGTCTCTAAGAATTGTCGAAGATTCACATGTCACATAAGAAAAATCAAAGTCATCATCAGTATTCAATACCAATGCAGTGTTGTTTATAGTTGTAAACCCATCACCACTTACTACATTCCACTGTCCACCAGTGTATTCAATGGAATATGTGTATGTATTTGTTGTTTGATATGTTTCTGTGCTGCTTTGTTGCTTCATAATGTTTATCTCAGTCAATCCTGCTTTCAACTGCGCTTCATAGTTCTTTATTGCTTGCTCTTGATTCTTGGCACGTTTCTTTTCCTCAACCTCTAAATCAATTCGACTTTTAATATATCCACCATTTACGGTTAAGCTTTGCGGCTGGCTTAAGTCTAATGGGTTGTAGGCATTGCCAGTTATCCGGATTTTGTCTTCATATGTAATCCCATTTAATTTAGTTTTCGCTCTGACCTTTATTGTATCTCCTGCTTGGATAACATCCTCTACACCTGCCATTACAGCATCCAATAATTCATTGTAATCAACGTCAAACGTTACTTCAGGATACGGATTCACCTTAGTTTTCAAGAGCTTCTCCATGTCCTCTTTCGTTTTAATTGAATCATCTGTTACAGTCTCAGCCCATGAAGGCTGACCATTAATCAGAAACATCTTTTCATCAGGATGCTTGTAAACAACTGGAGGGAAAACATACTTTTCATCTTCATTCTTGTATGTTCTGTAAACAGTGATGATGTTTCCTCTCATTAGATACATTACTGGGTCTGTCTTCTTCGCTGTCTTTGTGTTAGGGTTATTGGAATCCCTGTTTTTAAATGTGGCTGTTACACTGTATTCCTTGCTTTCAAGCCCACGAATGATCTCAAATTCCTTTTCAGTTGGATTGGCATCCTTTTCATAGACTGATATAGTCTTCTTTTTATCACCAATCTTGAACTCCCATTTGCCACCAAGCTTTGAAACCAACGTCTTAAACTTAAAGCCTGTACCCGTAAACGAAAATGTAAATGATGAGCCGATCTTCTTTGTGAAGTCTGCTTTTAATGAATCATCGTAAGACCATGAGCCGGATTTTGATTTATAGGATAATGATTCATCTCCTAATGTGTCTTTCTCTTCCTTTGCCTTCCCATACCCTTTTACACGAGTCGTTGTATTGTCTTCTGTAATCGTAATTGTCAGCGACTTTAAATTAACAGTGCTATCCAGGGTCTTAACAATCTCTTTACCGGCCTTTTTATAAACATAAATCGTCGTATTATCAACAATGAACTCAACACCATAGTTCGTTATTATCTCATCCATGAGCTCTAGGGATTTCTTCGCTCCAAAGTTCTCTAATTTAACTGACTTTATGTTCTTTGCATCGTTCATAATTACATATTTAAATTCACTGTCTTTTAGAGCATGTGATAGGGCTTCGTCTAACGTTTTATAGCCTTCAATGGTATCGTGAACTAGGTGTTTTGAAGCTCTGAAAGCGTATATGTGAGTGGCTGTAATGTCTTTTGAAAGTACGTCACCCTCTTGTTTTATTGTTGGGGTGTTAATAAAGTACTGCTGTTCCTTAAATCTCACTTCATCTATTAAAATAAAGTTCCTACCTACCAAGGCATTGAATTCAAGTTGATTGGCTTCGTTTAAAGTAATTGAAAACGACAAGTCCTTCTTACCATTCACATTGTCATTTACTTTTGGCTCAACAAATGGCAGCCCATATTTTGTTTTTGTATTCCTATCCAACACGTACATTTGATTCAATTGAATTCACCACCTTACTTATAATAAAAATGGGTTATAAACTTAATATCACTGTAAGTAGCGCCTGTGATTTTAAACTTATTTTGACCTTTTTCTAAGGTTGGAAAGCGTCCATTTCTTGTTTCAATTACTTTTGTTCCATTAACAATGTGATGGGAAAACAAGCTTAATTTGTTTGACTTAGATTGAGTACCTACTAATGTTACAGTGTCATTGTTAGTTAGGTTTGTAATTGTAATGTCTTTTCCTTCAAGGTACATTTCAACATTGTAATTGTGTCTGTAAGGATCTATTGTCACGTTACCTATATTCTCAACTGTGAACGTGGATCGGTTCTTGAAATGGTACACAGGATTAGAGTCTCTTCCAATGTTCATCCCCAAGTGAAACATATTGTCTGCAAGGTTCATTGAAGCTGTACTATCATATACACTTTCTGCAGCGCCTTGAATGGCTGTGAAAGTGACATCAAATTCTTTCCACTTCTTACCGTTCTCCCGAAATACTGAATAGCTGTCATCACAAGTAACAAGCCACCTTTTTAAAGGTTGTGGTGAATAAATAATGTAATAAGGATCTGGACGAGACAGATAATCGTATACTTCGTCTCTTTTCATATCAAATTGCTGTGAATTACTGGCTATAATAGTAAAGGTCGCCGTAATCTTTTTGTCGTTGAGTCTCCCCTTATTTCCTTTTCGATAGGTCATTGTTCCATCCACTAACGAGTGAGTAAATGTTGTTTGCCTTTCATATGATGGTGACTCAGGACGAAATGAAGAAAGCGAGACACCTTTAAGATGCTCGCTTAAAAACATTCCATCAATAATCAAATCACTCTTTTTCAATTAATCACTCCCTATGTTAATGATAAATTATTAATCATGTACTTTTGTCCTCGTTCTCTTTGATAAGCTTTATCTTGTGCTCTGTTTAAATCATGAATGTTGAGAGAAACTTGAGGGTCTTTGGCTACTAACTGTGTCAATAATGCGATCATTTGGCTGCTCTGATTTGATTGAGTTTGAAGAATGTCAATTTGCTGCTGTATCTTAGCAACCATTTGTAAGAGAGCATTATTGTCTGTAGCTTGTTGGGTTTCTGGTTTATAACCAACCATGTTCCCAGCCTGACTAAGTACCTTATGAGCTTGCTTCCTTCTGAATTTACGCAAAGGAAGGATTAACTCACCTCTGTGAACTTCTGCCGTATGATCACGAGTAATCAGACCGCCTTTATCGTAACCAATATACCTGCCACCTTTGGCCATTGACTTTAAGCCTGGATGATTAAGAATGCCCCCATATCTGCTATTCAGATAATTAATGGAAGCTAGGACTTGGTGAACAGGATTCTTAATGTTTCCATATCCAGGCTCTTTGTGAGCATTAAAGGTACTTGGGATGAACTGCATTAACCCTTGTGATGGATGACCAGCTTTCCAGTTTGAATCCCATCTATTAACGACATTCGGATTTCCGCCTGATTCTTTCATCGCTATTGCTTCAAGAGCTCCGGCAAACTCTGAACCAAGCCCTTTGATTTTTAATGCTTCAGCTACCCACTTCTTAACTGCAGCTGTACCACCTTCACCAAAGTTACTAGCTTCGCCAAACATATTCTTAATGAAACCCACAGATTTGTCCTTAACAAAGTTAAATGAACCTTTAACAAAATCTCCAGCAAATCCTGCGAAATTAGGCATCTTTAAACCAAGCTTCTCAATAACCTTGTTAATGAGCTTTGATGGATTACTGATATAACTGAACACATCTAAAGCGATGTCTTTAACCTTGCCAGCTGCGGCTTTCGCTCCATTCCATACTCTCGAAATGATTCCTTCTTTCTTCTTAGTTCCGTTTGAATATGCCGGGATACCAGATAAGAAGGCTTTAGTTTCTCTAGCTGAAAGGACTTCTGTACCTTTAGGTAAGTTCATGAGAGTATCTTTAGCAGGACTTAATCCCATGTGTCCTGAAGGTGTTATGTAAGCTTCTGAACCTGCATTTGCTCCTCTACCATCACCAAGGATTGCAAGTCCGCCTGGATGTGCTCCAGTACCATTTGCATATTGAGGAACATCCCATTTTGGTATTTGCTTGTCTTCTGAGACACCGATCTTTCCAAGTATCCAGTTAATACCGCCTTGAGTAAAACCATTGATGATTTTCCCAAAGCCTCTGAGTGTTCTATTTCCAAACGCCTTGATACCGTCCCAAGCTTTACCGCCCATAGTCTTGATTCCATCACCCATTTTCTTAGGCAATTCTTTAGCAGCGTCAACAATATCCCAAAACTTCTTAGTGATACCGTGTTTCATATCACTAACAATCTTAAATGCCTTGTCTTTCATAGATGAGAAGAATTTCCCGACGCTGGAAGCGCCATCCTTGAACACACCTTTAATCCAACCCCACATTTTAGGGAAAATACCTTTAAGTCCTGCGCCTAACGCTTTAGCACCGCCAAGTATCTTACCGAAGAATGTTAATTGGATACCATTCCAAATCATTTTAATTGCGCCTGAGAAGATTTGTTTAATACCTTCCCACATCTTACCGAAGTCGCCCGTCAATAACCCTGAGAACACTTTGATAACGCCCTGAATAACTGAGATAGCCCCAGTTATAACGCCCTTAATATTCCCCCAAACTGACTGTATGATTGCAAGAATAACAGGCATTACGAATTGAACGACTTTCCAAACATTTTGAAGGGCTTGAGAGATAACCGTTCCGTTTTCTTTCCAGAATGTGCTCCATTGTGCTGATAGCTGCCCTACAAACGACATGATACCGCCTAATGCTTGTTTAATTAATGGTCCAAGTGTGGCAAATACAGTGGATGCAATTGTGCCTATTGTTGAAAAGACAGGTTGCATTGCAGCAAAACCACTTTTCATACTGTCTATGATCGGTTGAGCCTGTGTTTTCAACCCATTAAACGAGTTCTTTATGCTATTAATGCCGTCAATTATGGACTGTACCGTTAACACGGGAAAGAAATCCATAAGCTTGTCTGAACCTTTGGTAGAATCACCATTGAAAATATCAAAGATACCAGAGAACACCTTTTTAATGTTGTTCCCTGCACTTGAAATACTTTTGAATACAGGATCAAGAGCTTTCATTCCTGATTCTAAGCCATTCATAGCAGGTTCTAATACGTTCAGTAACCCGTTTCCTAATGGCATTAATGCTGTCAGACCCGTTCGACCAATCTTCTTTAAACGAGCACCAAAGTTATCTTGTAAAGCCTGTCCTGCTGCTTTAGTTTTACCATCAATCTGACCAATTTTCCCATCAATGCCACCCAATGAATACATCGCTTTTGATTCTAAGTCTTCCCACTTAGTACCATACAAAGCAACACCAATGTTATTGGCATTGACCTGGTTTTTCATGCCTTTTAATTCACCCAGGACTTTATTTGAAACGTCTTTAACCGTACTTTTCCCTTTTAAAAAGCTTTTCCATACCTTCTGAGTGCTTCCTGACAGCTGTCCCATAGCTCCTGATGTTGAATCAGAGCCATCTTTTACCCTGATCTGGAATTCTTTCATTACATCGTTTATGTAATCAAGGTTATAAACACCAGAGTCTGTCCCTTTCTTTAACAATTGGAAGTATTCTTGCGCTGAGAAACCCATCTTCGAAAATAACGGTGCATACTCAGAAAGGTTGTCAAACATTTCATTTGAGAAGTTCAGGCCATTTTGTGCCCCATAGGTCATTAAATCAAACGCTTTTTTGCTTGATTCTCCGAAGCCCTTCATAATGTTATTGCCAGCTCGTGTAACTTCGTTTACATCAGCATCGAAGGTGTCAGCTAATACAATAGAATCCTTTGTGACCTGTTTCAATTCATTTTCACTAAGACCCTTTATGTTCTGCCTGACTTGTCCAATAGAATCTTTAACAAATTCCATGTTTTCTCCGAAGCCGTCTCTCCATACTGCTGTTGCTGTAGTGGTTAATTTCTTAGCTTCAACCTCTGTCAGCCCTAGTTGCGCTCTAAATTCCCCTTGGGTTTTCTGTGTATCAAGCACCATTTTAGCGCCCATTCCAGCTACTGCTGCTGTCAAAGCACCTACAGCTAACGTACCTTTAGCAAGCGCTCCTACAAGCCCACTTTTAACAAATGAAGAAAACTTGGATACATCCCCATGTGCCTCTTTTGAAGAGTCTCCTGTCTTTTTCAGATCAACCGAAAGTTTTTCTGTGCTATTGCTTGCCTTTTCTTCAGCTTGTTCAAGTCGCTTAATTGTTGTTTCAGTACGCATAATCGAACCCTGTAAGGATTGATAAGTCTGTATTTGAGTGTTTAAACGCTGTGCATACTTCTGTGCTTGTTCTGAACCTTTTCCATAAAGCTTAACTTGCTCTTGATATGACTTGTTGTATTCTTCAACAATACTCTCTTGGATCTTTAACTGATTTGAATAACCTTCAAGCTGCTTCTTATTTGCACCAAGTTCATCACCAACTGACTTAAGCTCCTGAACCATGGCATTTGTTGCTGTTTTAGCTGTTTTAAGGTTATTCTTTAGCCCCGTTATACCTCGGTTTACCCCGGCATCATTCATTGTGGCATTAATAACTAAACTGCCTATGGGTTTTCCTTCAGTAGCCATTGGTTTACCTCCTTTCCTCAAGAATTAAAATCAAAAAAGAGAGTCCAAAATCGGACTCCCTGTTTATCGCCTCACGTTTACACCGAAAATTTTGTATGCTGGAACTATCTTGTTTTCTTCCTTATGCTCGTACTCCATGAGAGAGAAGAATCCATTGATATCCATTTGATCTATCTCATGATATTTATAACCCTCTTTCATCAGGTCTTTGTACAGCTGGTTAATCTTACCCACATAGTCCGCATACGTCATTTCTTCGCCTTCTATCCCTGAGCTTTCAACGCCTTCTCCTTCAGTTGTTTCTTTTTTTTCTCAGCACCAGTGATTTGATCCATTACATTTTGAATGACTTCATCGAGTTCATCAGAAGCTACACCGTCTAAAACATCATCTGCTGTAAATTGATTTTCGAAAACCTCAACAATATAGTCGATCATTTCATCATTAGCTTCTAAATTAGTCATTTCTTCAACTTGAGAAGAGATTTCCAGAGCTCTTCGGAGCTTTCTTGCTGTAACAACTCCAACGACATATGTTTTCTCAGGTACCTCAATAATTTTTCCTTCTTCATTTACTTTCGCTTGTGAGTAATCTTTCAATGTAATACGTGCCATATTATAAATTCCACCTTTATCTACTAGTTTTGTTTTTTATTCGAATAAAAAATAGACAGCTTATTAGGCTGTCTAACGGTCATTAATTTACTTGTCCAGTGCGACTGTAGTATCTTGTGTTGGATCTGTAACTGTGATTCCATAAGCCTTTTTATAAAATTTCTCTACTGTAAAATCAGCATGCTGATCATCACCAATCAGGAATACCAGGTCATCTTTTTGACGTGGCATGAATTGACCCTCAATGGAATCTGTTTGTGCACTAACCTTGTCTTCTTTTGTTTTACCTTCAGATGATGGGATTGCGAATTTCCCTTTCAAAAGAGCATAGTAAATGTACCCTTTGTTATGATGCTTCTCTTTCCAAGTAACACAAACATATGGAGGATCAGTGTCTTTGTGATACTCCTCAATTCCATCTACAACTTTAATTCCTAGAATTTTCGTTCTATCTTCTTGTTTCAAATCTGCCAAGCCTAACTCAAGTTTTGCATCACTGATACCTGAGCCAATTACGGCATATACACCATCATCGGCGTAAATTTTTTCGTTTTCGTTTGAGACATCAAGCTTTGCACTCTGAGCCCCTCTAATTCTTGTTACTGTTGTTACTTCCTCCGTTTCGCTGTCTACAACAGCATACCGAAGATCTGTTAAACCGATTTTAGCCATATGTTTATCATTCCATTCTTATAATTTTATAGTTCGAGATTTATGTATTTCGTTGCTCTATAACGTCTTGCATAGCGATATAGCTCAATATCAGGATCACGATCAAACGCTGATGCATATTGCTGATAATCGTTGTCCGCCATTATGTCATCAATAATTGATTGAATAACTCTTGCTTCCTCAATTTTCTTAGTCCATAAATCAATTTGAATATCTACACTAATCGTTTGTACTTCATCATCTGCATAGTCCTTGCGATAACTTTCTAATTCATTTATTCGTATCATAGGTGCATTCTCAACAACTTGATGCTCATCCGGTACATAGACCATGTAGATACGCTCATCAGGTACAAGGGAGGTAAGCTCGGCATTATTACTCAATGATTGTTCAACTTCTTGAATTGGAAGCTTCATAGTCCCATCTCCCTTGAATAAATTTGAGCAATTACATTTAACACTTCTTGTGCATATTCGTTTTCAGTACGCTCCATGAAATGCTGTGGAGGTTGTTTAATTGTTCCGAAGTTTGAAAAGTGTATACGTGAGGCAGTTTCTTTCCCATAGCCCACACTTACGAATAACTCACCGTCTTCCTTTGGCTTTGAGTAAACAACATTGTCTTTCATATGGGTTTTATGTTTACTATCTCTAGCCTTTGGTGTGTTCTTTTCCAACCCCTTGGCCAGAATCTTTCCCCCTTCAGTCAGAGCAATCTTCCCCGCCTTAGTGGATTTCCTAGCCATCTTATCTAAAGCCTTTTGTGTATCTTCATATCCTTGTAAGTCTTCTGCCATTAACTCACCTTCTTAACAACTATGTCTCTCATGTCTTTTTTCCGTGAGTTTGGTAACACGTCTTTGATTTCATAAAGTTCTTCATCATATAGAACCTTCATGTCATTTGTTATTTTCATTGGCTGATCATAGCGCACAATAAAAGTAATGGTGTCCTCAAGGACTGTTCCAAGAGTGGCAACCTTATCCCGCAGTTTCTGATCCTTAATTTCAGCAAAACACCAAAAAAGAGTTTCTTTCACTTCTGCGTTCTCACCGTTCTTGTCTTTACCATTCTTGATTTTGATAAATGAAATGGGTGTATCAAGCCTACTGAAGTCCATCAACATACGCTCCTCTCATTTGTTGAATGAGATTAATAACACCAAATGGAACTTCATTTAGCTGTTTCTCTGCTGTTGCACTACCATTTTCATACCAATGACCAATTAACATGTAAGTTGCTAAATCAAATTTAGGGTTATCGATAAAGTAGGATTCACGATTTTTAGAAAGGGTTACAGCGTCTTTCACATAACTTTCTGCAGCTGCTTGAAGGAGCATAATTTGACTGTCGTGGAAATTGTGATTTACCCTGAGATAGAGCTTCAAGTCTTCAAGTGTCATTGCATCACTCCTTTTTAAATAAGAAAAGAGAGCCGATAAACGACTCTCTAATCAATTACAATTAAACACCTGTTGTGCCTTCTGTTGCTGGTGGCGCTGGTTTGATAGTTACATAGTATCCAGCCTTAGCATCAGCCTGTTTCACATCAAAACGAGTAGCTACTGAAAGGACTTGTCCATAAATTGAGTTCTCAACCCATTTAGCTGTAACATTGACACGATCCGCAAAGAATACAGCAGCTTTCAAATCACCGATAAACATTACCATGTCACCAGCCTTAGCGCCCAACAAATCATCATCCACAACAGTAAATGAGTTGCTGAATAGAACACTTCCAGAAGGAGAAGTAATATTCGGTTGCAGAATATATTGACCGTTTTTGTCTTTCAATGTATCTAAATATTGAAAAGCTGAAGATGTCATAACAATATTTCGTTTATAGGCTTGTTTTAGATCGACATTAAGAATTTGTTTAATCCCATCAGTATCTGCAACTGTCTTCTTAGAGAAGGTTTTTAGGACATTAGCTACTGCTCTATTTGTAGTGATCCGTTTTGTTTGCTGTAAGAATTCTGCTACAAGAGATGTTAAATCTACTCCAGCATCATCAATTGCCTCTTGTGAAATTGCTAGTTCGCCACGATATGTCTCAACATCGTATCGCACTTTGATGAACTCAGGTTTACCTAGTTCTGGGTTCTTTTCAAGCTCGGCTGTTGAAGCAAGACCAACTTTTGCGTTTGAAATGACCGGGTATGTACCAGCAGCTGTTTTTACAGTTTTCTTGTTTACCATTGTTGCAAGATCTACCACATCTTCTGGTTCACGTTGCGGCGTTGTTAACACTTCAACTGGAATTACAGCTTCAGCACCTTCAGTTTTCAAACCATCACGAGTGTGTCCATAAGAACGGATATAATCGTTTACGCTCCGTTTCATTTCTTCAATCGGGTTATCAATAATTTCATATTGTTTCATTGACCGTTTTTCCTCATTTCCACCATTAGATTTTTGTTCTTCGGTTACAGGCTCTTCTTTTGCTAACCCAGCAATTTCTTCTAAATCAGCGAGCTTTGCTGTAAGATCAGCGAGCTCTTTTTGTAGGGCTTGAACCTGGTCTTTGATATCTTTAGCTTCGTCCAGATTACCTTCATCAGCTTTGGCTTTTGCTTCATCAATCTTCGCATTTACTTCATCACGCTTTGCAGCAACCATGGATCTTGTTTCTTCTAATTTTTCTTTTAACATATGTATTAGCTCCTTTTTCCCAAATAAAATAAGCCTTTAAAGGCTTTGGGTTCTTAGTTTTAATAATTCAAGTTGGAATTTCAGTTTTTCAATTTCATTTACATTTGATTCTTTAATAGCCTCATCCAGATTGCGTGCAAACACATCTGTATCGTTGTAGGCTGGATACGTAACCACCGATATGTCAGTTAGCTTTGATATCTTTCTAATTCGTTGAAAATCTACACCGGTTGTTGGATTCTTTTGTCTCACAGCACCTTGTGGAGCTAAATGAAATCCAAAAGAACAATTCGTAATATTACCCAAACGAATATTCTCATAAAGGTCATTGGCGTATTGTGTACTTGGTAATGTAACTTCAAAACGCAAACCAACATCATCAACGTTTAATTTCAGTGTTCCTGATGTTGTTCTTCCAATGATCTGACTAGGTACATGGTCAACAAGTGCTCTTACGTCGCTCATATCCGTACCATCTAACGCCCCAGGCTCAATTGTTTCAACAAAATCACCTAACACATTTGATTTCGTGTTAAACTTCAAGGCGTATCCAGTAATAACCTTGGCTTTCTCCCCTTCTGAACGGGTTTCCAGACCGTCTTCATTAAATAATCTGATTTCAGTTTTACTCACTTCCCTCACCTCCTTCTAATGCTGAAGGTATAGGCAAACTCTTTACTTTTGCTTTCTGAATCTCGTCCATGATTTCAATATCAACGTAATTCAAGCTCATGAATCGCTTATCTCCATTTGGAACTGATGCTATGCCGTATTGAGCCAGAGCATCATTAAGGGAGAATATGCCGTTCTGAAGTAAGGCAATAGTGTTTTCTCGCTTTGTTTTTGCATCTGTTTCCCTAAATCTTCTTGTATCAAATTCAAATGTATATTGGTTATACAGAGGGTAAAGTAAAAGCTTATAGTTCAACTCAGCAGAGATTGCAGTAAAGTAATTTGAAAGGGTGTTTGTTAGGTAATCAAGGTTAGCTTGTTCAATTGAAGTGTTGGTTTGCTCAATTCCAAGCTTATGAGGAGGTAATCCAAACGCTTTAGCAATTTGTTTTGTTCCATGATTATAATTATTGACAATTTCAAGCACCTTTGTATTAACTTCTAACTGCTTAAAATCCATCGTGTCATCAAGAACTAAAATGCCTTGTTGATTTTGATCACCAGAATACGTGCTTTCAAAATTCTTCTTCATGTTTTTCCTTGCAGTTTCATCTAAATTAGCTTTGTTAACATTTAAAATCCCACTCAGATTAGCTCCACGTTTAAAGAAATCAACATAAAGCCTCTTACCAGCTTCTTGACCTTCTATCTCCCTTTTAAGGCTGCTCAACGGTGAAATACCTGTAATTCCATTTAATGAAAAGAACTTAATGTGTAACATGTTCTCTCTCTTAATGATCCGTTGTTTCCCATTACCAGGGGTATATGTGTAAATGATTTCATTCGTTCCGTTTGGTTGATCATAAGATACCTCACTGTTACGCAAATGAACCAGGTCAAGAGGACTGCCGTCAGAATCTCTAATGATTTCTGCATACGATTGACCGTTCAACAAAGCATTAGCCACAAGAATAAACTTCAGAAAATACCCTGAATAATACTCATTTGGTCTTTCATTCAATAATTTATAGAGTATATTCATTTCATCAGCAATGCCGTTATTCTTAACCATAATTGGAGAGGATGCTATATCTGAAGCAAGCGTATGAATTGCTGTAAAAATATCGCTATTCTTGATTGCATTGATTGTGGTGTATGTTTCACCATCTGCACCCATAATGATATCTATAAAAGCTTGTTCATTTGCACTTACAGCATTTGATTCCCCTCCTGTATTCATTGATCTAAAGAATGCCAATTAATCACTTCCTTTCTTCTTTAGGGTTGATTAGAATTGCAACCACAACCAAAAGAACACCGGTTGTCAATAAACCGATCGGCTCAGAGTATTTATAGGCTGTGACATTTAAGAGTACTAACCCAACCAAAAATAAAAGAGTGTGTAAGTGACTCAAAATCATCATTAACACACTCTTCAATGCTCCTGTAATTTTTTCAAGCTTCATGTCTTCCTCCTTTATAAAGAAAAATTGTAATTTGCATAGTAATCTTGATCTACATTGTCCGTGTAGTGATGCATTGCTTCATAATGCGCCGTAATAGCAGCAGCTATTGGGTCAATCTTTTCTCTATTTTTATCCTTGTCAATCCTGATTAAATCGTTGATATGAACCGTTAAAGCGTTATTTACAGCGATTGTTAATAATGGGTTATTAGCATGAAGCATTTTCTTATCATATACCAAGTATTGAAAGTTCTTTGTTGGTCTAGAAAGCTGAGTTGCTTTTTGTCCAACCTCAATCTGTGTAAAGTCTTCTAACTCATTCAATAAGAGTTGGATGTTATGGGGATCAAATAGAATTGCCTTAACAATTAGATCATTTTCGTTAACATGATTCTGAATATATTCAATGATTTGTTTCTGATTGATTGTTCCTGATTTCTTATCTGTAATCGTACAGAAACCTTCTTCTGCTAATTTACGATAATCAATTTTGTCACGTTGAATTTTATTATCCAGTCCGTATTTCGTTCCCACAAATGAATGACTGTCTATGAAATACCTTTCTTCTTTATCATTTAGAGGGTAAATCCAACTAACAGCTGTTAAGTCATCAACTCTTGACATATCAATCCCAACATAAACCTCTTTCCCCCTTATATCTGGAGGTTCTTCAACAGCACACCTCTTCCAGTCCTCCCCATTGATTAGACTCTCAGATGATGCAGATTTCCAAATGTTAAAGTTTTTTACCAAGGTAGGATTAATATCATTCTTATCTTGAGCTTCTTTTAATTTTCTCCGTAAATACTTATAGAACTTCTTACTTATTGAGTCCACTCCAAGTAAAGGGTTGCTCTTTATCCATAAGCTTTCGTCACTTACTTCTTCTTCATCGTCCATTTCATAAACAATGGCAAAGTAATTGTCGTTTTCCTTTCTCCCGCTAAGAATATCTGTAACATACGGATACTCTATTGAATACATTGGGCCATTTAACTGAAATCCAGCCGTTGATATGATAATAATCAACCCTTGATCCTGCTGTCCCTGTGAAGATTCCAAGACCTCCATCATTTGAGTGTTTGAAGCTGTATGATACTCATCTAGAATTCCAATTAAAACGTTTAATGAATCATGGTTCTTTGTATCTCTAGATAATGCTTTGATTAAACTATTAGAGCTTGTGTGAAGGATTTCATTATTCTTAACCTTAGTGATTTTTCTTATAGCTGGCGATTGCTCTCTAATCTTATTTAATTGAGCTTTAATCATCTTTTCAAATACTGTACCAGCTTGCTCTCTTGAGTTAGCTGTGGCATAAATCTGTCTGTCAAACTTAGGAGCTTCACCAAATAACAATTCATAGAGCGCAATACCAGCGACCAGAATAGATTTACCGCCTTTTCTAGCCATACTTATGTACGCTTTAGTGAACCTTCTATATCCAGTTTCTTTATCTCGCCATCCATACAGAGAACCAACAATAAATTTCTGAAATAGCGCAAGCTTTGTTGGCTTACCTGTTGATACATCAGGGAGCATTTCTAGAAATTTAATAACCTTTTCTGTCTTCTGTGGTGTATATTCATAAGGAAACTCATCACTTTTAGACCTTTGAAGATCATTTAAATGTCTTTCACATGCTTGTCTAACCTTTTTGCATGCAATTATTTCTCCATCTGTAACCTGTTTAGCATAAAGTGTTGCATAATCAATCATTCATCCACCAGCTCGGCAAATGCATCCTTTTTCTTAGAATCATTACCATCTTTATAACCCATTAATCTCATCCTTGAATCTAGGGATAATCCTAACTGTCCAGCGATACCACGTATTTCCTTAGACATACTGTTCATGATTTCTACAGATGGGTTCTTTTTCTTCACTTCGTTACCTTGACTGTTCAACTCAAACATAATCTGACCATTCTGTGCGACATCTTTTGCTGCTTCTCGGAATTGCGCTATGTAATTACAAAATATAGAGAATAGTGGTCTATCTAACTCACTTATAGGCAATGTTTTCAAATGCGGATATAGTCTAGTCCATTCATTCTTACCCATTGTAGACAGCCAGTGTGGTGGCTTTGCATGCAACGGTTCAAATTCATATAGACTTTCTTCTTGATCTTTTCGTTCTGCTCTTTCCTCGTTTGTGATTTGTCCTTTTAGTGCTTTCTCCAATTTCTTTCTTGGTGCCATTAAGCCACCACCTTTCATCTATAATGCTTTAGTTAATTAAAGAGTTGATTCCATAAAAAATAAGCTGCCGATAAATCCAAGTGTAATAATGGATTGACAACTTTTGCATGCGGATAATATTTGTGCTCATTTTAGCTCAAAAAGCAAAAATTCAAATTTTGATATCAACAAAAATCGTAAAGTTGAGGGGCATCCGATGTACAAATTTGTTCAATACTACCCCGTTATAAGTCGGGGGGACTTAATAAACCAAAGTTGTTATAATTTTTCCTTGTTTTTTAGTCTCAATGGTTTCAACAGTTGGTTGTCCGAAACTATCTTTAACCCCACGTTTAATTAAAATGTTTGCTTTGCTCTCATCATAATATGTGGCAGTTTCCCAATCAAATGAAACCTTCACTCTTTCTGTAATCTTTTCACCTTTATAATATACTTCTGGAATAGATGTCATATCATCTAATTTAATTTGCAATAGAGGTTGTGGTTGTTCTTCTTCGCTAACCTTCTCCAATATCTCCTCACGAACATATTCATCTTTAACTCTATCCCTTAGCATCTCTTCAAATGGAACACTCTCCAAATAACGCTTGCTGTACTCTCTAAACTTTACATCATTATTATAAGGATCAAGGAACGATAGTCCGTAGTATTCAACACCATCCCATCCCCACGGTATATATCCGAGATCCGATTTAGCATCTAAATTAAACTTGATACGTAACCGTTTAAATAATTCAGCCTTCTCTTTACTTACCTTTAGACCTTGATAGTCAACTAACATTTGTTGTTCCCCCCATGTTTCTCCCATTAAACAATACTGAATCTCCACCATCAATTGATGAAAGACCATGATACCCTCTAACTTCGTTTACTGTAAGCACTCCTCTTTGCATAAGATCTACAATTTCATTTGGATTTACAGGATCTTTTTTAGGAACCTTTGGAGCTTTCACAGTCGGTCTTGTAGCATATCCCAATACTTATTCCCCTCCACTACATCATAAGTTTTCTTGAAGATATCAGGCTTACACGGATAAACTTCACCTTCAATTCCTTTAATAACATACTCACCTCTATATATCTTCACACTATTTTTTGGATAATGGATTAAAAGAGTATCAATGTATTGCTCATCAGAATACGTAGTATATCCAATTAAATTACATACATCCTTAAACCATTTTGGAATAGGCTCATATCCAAACTGAAACGCTTCAACTTCAATCGGTTTCTTTCTATACTTGGTCAATACTCAGTCACCTTCTTGCTCTCATCTATGCGATTATCCACTTGCTTAAATAGATACTTAATCCTACTCTGTACAACCTTCGCCAATAGCATTCTGTTCGGATCAATACTCATTCCCCTTCTCCGAATGTAATCTGGTTATGATGTGTCTGACATAATACTTCAAGGTTATTCAAATCAACCCTAGCTTCATAGTTATGTAGTATATCCCTTAACTCTCTGTGCTTATGGTGAACAACTAATCTCTCACTTAAATTCCTTTTGCCTTCTGCTGCACACATAGCACATCTATAGTTTGATTCACGTTTCTTTTCTTCCCTGAGCAATCTCCATTCCTTGCTCTGATAATAGGAATACAACTCTGTATTATCTTTGTTGTACCGTACATTCTTATTGTATTCCTTGTCTGTATGTCCTTTATGCTTATCACAATAAGACAATGACCAATCAATCAGAGATCGGCAACCAGGAGTATTACAGCGTTTAAGAGGCATTAAAGCTCAACACCAAAAACTTCATATGCGTATTGTTGTTTATTAGCATTCAACATTGCTGTCACATTCTTTACTGTTTCCTTATAGGTTTTACCAAGCATTGAGGCTGGAAAAGGTATGCGACCATCAGCTTTAAATTCCGGCTTATCATTATCCTTTAATGATGTTGTTGAGTATTCAATTTCATACCCTGCAATAAATGTTTGAAATATCTCTCCATCTTTGCGAAGAGTTTCAAAAATAGGAAATACCTTACCTAAAACAAATTCTCCGTTGCTCATTCATCTTCATCCCTTTCATTATGCACTTTAATCACTTTTGCCATATATACACCGATCCCACTGTCTTCATCGTCTTCTTCAATCCGGTTTTCAAATTCTTTTGAAGCTTCTTCTTCAGTATCAAAGAACAGTATGAACGGATCGCAATAATCGTAAAACACAGCGTACTTACTCATTCACTTTTTCTCTCCCTTTTTTTCATATTGACTATTAATCCATTTAATTGTTTGCAGCATCATCTCAACTTGCTCAATTAATGTCTTTGGCTTACTTTTAGTACGGTATCTTGGAGTTCGTTTTGTCCTTACCACTTACTTCTCCCCTTTATAAGCTCTATAGGCTTCTCTAAGATCCCAAATGTCTTTACACGAAACATCAGTCCAATAATCTTCTCTACCTGCTTTACTGCCACACCGAGAGTTCTTTTCCAAAAAGGTTTCAATAGCTGATTCTAAGTTTCTTTTTAATACATCCTCTTTTTGAATTAATCTGTTTACCTGTCTTTGTAGTAAAAGTAATTCATTTAATGATTCCATTTCATTTCCTCCTAATCAGCTAACATGCCTTCTGCATAAGAAATGTAATCGGGGTGAATTTTGCTTTTCACAGCCTGTCCTTCAACAAATTTTAAAAAGTCTGATTTCTGACCTTTTTCAATTAAATAATCTTTGAATAAGTTACCTACAGTAATTAATTCATCCTCAATACAATCGCTTTTTTCTTTCCACTCTTCTTCACTTTTCTTTAGTTTCTCATTTTCAATAATCATTTCTTTTATTTCGTTTAAGTTCATATACATTTCCCCCATTGTATGTTGTTTTCTGTCCTTGTTTAGATATTTATAGTCGCTCGCGAATCGACTTTATTTAATACGTTACTTTTCTCGTTCATTCTTCTCACCATCACGCATTCCGTGGCAATAACCTAAAGATGATGTTAATGATAGAGTGGCAGAAAACACCCCAAGCCTTACTCCTCCTAATAAATAACCGCACATAAAGAACAACGCAGCCATAATAATACACGCAAGTGATTCAGCAATTAATCTATTCATAGGTTCATTCTCCCTCACTGTTTAAATGTAAGATGGACTTCTTTAAAGTTTCCAATATGTAAGAGTTCACTTACCTGGTCTTGAAGCTGCTTATTTTCTTTACCAAGCTCACGCTTCTCAGCGCCATTCTTCCAGTTTTTGATTTTGTCTAAATCCTTGGCCACATGACGCAATAATTCTTCAATCTTATGTACAAATGCAATATCGCTTCCGTATGTATCCTTTTTATCTAATAATGTGCGTTCTACATGGTTTAAAGCCTTGATCTTATCATCAGCAGTCCATTTACTAATGTATTCTTTAATAGCTCCATACACAGCAAATACACTGTTTTCTCCATCAATAGTTGCTGACATTAAAAGGTTTCTTCTCTTCTGAGGTGTTGCAAATCTTACAGCATTGTCAATTTCCTGATCTGTAGCTGTAGGATCAATATAGACTTTATTCTTTCTAATTGAAGGCAGCACATCACGCTTTACCCATCGTTTGAAATCCTTCGCTGTCTTTTTGCGACTCGAAAAGATTAATTCGTATAGTCCTGACTCATTGATTAAGGTAACTTCTCTAAATTGACCTGCTACACACATTTTGTGTATTAGCTTTTCATCCTCATCAAGTCCTCTAGTTGCAGTATAAGCGTCTCTAAAACCTAAAACGTCACTTACATCCTTAGCAACAAAATACACATCACCTTTAACACTAACTGTTCTTACTTCTTGTCCCTCAAAGTTAAAAATTTGTTCAATATGATTCAAATTCGTTTTCCTCCAATAATATTTTTAGCGTGTAAGCAGAAAAAGCCCTTCAACCTAAATAGGCGGGCTCATCCTCTTACATCATCTAAACTATGAAGGCATAACTGTTTGCCAAGCGCATACTCTTTTGAACATGCGGTACAGGGCATCTCACCCCTGCATAATTCGCTGTTACTCTGTTTAATTCTCGTCTGCCACTTCACAGACTGAAGAGTTCCAATTTCCATTCACCCATTAAAAATTAATGAGTCAATGCAGATTAGAATTGTTGGTTTGATCATCTTAAGTTATAATCAAAAGTAAAAATGGCGTAAGTATGCTTAAATTTAGAATAAACGAGTGGGATTAAGACTGTTTAAAGGTTTCCCTTCCCACTGAAACGTTCCTTTCCTCCAATGCTCATGTGCACCTGAACACCTTTGGCGGTCTGCAACTACCCAATTGAAAAGCTTAAGGGAGATAGCGTACCGATCTATTGACCAGTACGCTGGAGAATAAAAGGAGAAATGTATTTGATTTGGAGGTCATAATAACCCTTCATGTGTAAATTAAGCTTTCGACCTCCCTTAAGCTTTCCCTTATGACGTTTATCTCTGAAACACGGTTGAACCCAGTCACAGCAAGGCTTCAAGCCACCTTTTTCACTAAACTTTTTCCGGTAAAATTGCTGTATCGCTTACCAGGCAAGGGATTGACGGGTTTCTAAAGGTGGTAGCAGACTTTGTTCCCTTATGACGATTATCCAAAAAAGTGCTATAACATCAGTAATGACAAGGCTTCAAGCCACCTTTTCACAACTATAAAATTCGGTAAATCTTCTCTATCCCTTGGGAGAGTAAGGCTCACAGCACTTTCTAAATGCTAACAACTTCTTTTCTCTCCCTTATGGCGATTATCTCCCGAACCCCCTTCAGCCCTTACGGGGCAAGGGCTCAGGGCACTTTTTCCAGCAATATTTTTCCGGTAAAATCGCTGTACCCATTGGGAGAGTAAGGACGAAGCCAGTTTCTATTTGTCTTCTTTCGATTTTTTAATTCCCATTAAATCCATTTATTGTATATACCTTCACTATTCTTCTTCATTCCCTTATGGCGATTATCTCAAAAATAGCCATGAAGTCAGATGTACCAAGGACTACAGGTGGTTTTTTGTTGAAATTTTTTCGGTTGAAATCGCTGTACACCGCACCACGTAAGGCGTGAGAGCTGTTTCTATTTCGTCATTCTCGTTATCCACTCTGATAAATGACGTCCTGTTTTCCTCTGTACCATAACTAGAAAATTTATAAATGTCCTTCAAACCCAGTCGTATCAAGGGATTCAGCGTTTTTCTATTTCGCTACTTTTCGAGACCTGTTACGTTTCCATTGGTCGTTATCCCCTCTACCATAACTAAAAAATAAATATCAGGCTTCAAAACCCTTACTCGTCAACTGATTCAACGTTTTTCTATTTTATTAACATTTTTCTTTCCCTTATGGCATTTATCTCAAAAACCCTTGTGAAGCCACGTGTACCAATGGTTCAAGCCACCTTTTCACAACTATAAAATTCGAAAGAAACGCTACACCCCTTGATATACGTGGCTTCAGACCACTTTCTATTTTCCTAAAATGTAAAACCATATCATTTGGGGATATACACAATAAGAGTATATATTAATTATTTTATTTATTATAAATATATATTAATAGTGTAATACTTATTAAGTGTATCCCCATTTCGTATGGTTTTACATTTAGACTGTTAGAACTCAACGACACGCATCACCCCATTCAGACACCATATCATCGCTTCTGAGAGTCTTAAATACGTTTCGGGCGTATTAGGTATCCAATTAGATAAAACCCCACAGAAACAATTCTGGAGCTATATAGATATCATTGACATTAATATGAATTAAATTAAAACCATTATCTATCGTGCAGGACAGCTTGCTGGACAAACCGGACGTAAAGCGCTCTTCTTTACGGACGTATATCTATAACTGTTTATAAATTATTTTTCTGGTTCTCCTTAAGACTTAGGCTCTGAAACCGTTGATATGACTGGCTTATTTTTTAAGTTTAAGAGGTTTGTTCTATTACCCATGTGTAGATGAGGTACTTTAACATCTCATTTACGGAGATAGGTGAAGACCTTGGGATGCTGACAAACGCTTAACCCAGCTACGCTGTCTTAATCGTTTTTTGTCTGCACCATCCCAAACCCTTCACAGACGATCAAATGATCTATCTTTTTTATTTAATTATTACCCCTCTTCCCCTTTAAGGGACACACCCTTCAAACCCTTGGGACAGTTGACTTTTTTTTGTGATTTATTGCTTTATTTGCAATAAGGGTTAATTTCCATCACAGATTCGACTACATCATTTACTCAAATCATCTTATTTTATTTATTAAATTATTTGCCTCTTTTGTTCTACGAGAGACCCCCCAAAAAACCAGTAATATCAATGGTTTCAGAAACCGTTTATTGCTTTTATTTTCACAGCAGTCATTAATCCGAATAAAGATTTTTTCAAAAAAGTGATTTGTTACGATGTTAAGTCGGCTACAAATGAATAAAGAGAGACACACTCAAATGTCTCTAAAAACAAAATGAAGTGAGGTATTGTAAATGGAAATGTATGATGGTTTTAAATTACGTGAAACTCGGAAAAAGAAAGGTGACCAACCTTGTGATCATGCATGGGAAGTTGAGTACCACAATGGCAGTAAAACAGGCGATTATGTATGCTGGAAGTGCGGTACATCAGAATTCAAAGCCACAATTGATAACAAGAATAAATAAAAAGAGGACGGGGAATTATCTCCCTGTCCTTTTCATTCGATTAATCTCCCTTATTTTGCGTCTACGTGCAATCTTCTCGTTAACACATCTAACATTGTTCAGAAACCGTTCTGCGTCCTCACCAGATAGATAGGTCTGTCTCTATACATTTGTCCTCTCCTTATCATTTGCCCACCACTTATAAGACAGATAACAAGTTAAAATCCATCCTACAATTAATAAAGGATGATAGTAAGCACCATGACAAATATTAACCAAAATCGTGTCTGCTACTATAAAGACAGGCAGAACTGAGACTGTTATTAAAATGACTTTAAGTAGATGATTCATCATTCTCTCCTTTAATTTTTATCCTTAAATATGTATTAAAAAGGAGTGAACGAATCGCTCACCCCTTCAAATGGATATGTAATGCTTACGCACCACGTCCAAAACCTGCTACATGGAATGTTTCTTCCCCTGATGCGCTGTGAATTGTAGTTTGTTGACCCGCAACGAAACCAACAGCCAATGAAGCTACGATTGTAAGACCGATAAATACTTTTTTCATATTATGTTCACCTCCTTTCAAGTGATATGTCGCGACGTCGCGACATTTAAAGGGCAAGTAAATCCAAAATCTGCTCGTCCTCACCCATTTCCCTTAATTTATCCAAAGGTAAGCGTACGCTGTATAGATCGCCGGACAGCTTAAAGTGTTTTATAGACTCATAAAAGAATCTCTTATCTTCATAAGCTAGTCCCTTTAGATAAAAGTGAATGCCAAAGTCATTATGAATATTCGGTTGCTGCTCTAAGTTCTCCAATATTTCTTTAGCCTGTTGCAAGTTGTTTTTCTTGATGTGATAGTGTGCAATTTCTTGGATATCTGTAACTTCATTTGAATCAGGGTTTAACCAAAAGTTCTCTTGATTCCAATGGTTTTCTAAGAAGCAAAGGCTTCTAGTTAACTGTAATTTTGCCAAGGGGTTATTCTCAGTATGTTTTAAACCGGCCAGGTAATATTCTTTTGCTTTTTCATAATCATCAAGCAAATAGGTATTCCCCAAAGTTAGATAGCTATAAGCGACAAGCCTATCAATATTCGTTACATTAATGCCGTATGAGCAATAAAAACGAGCTTGAGTCATATTATTCTGACTGAATGCCGAAGCGCCCAACAAAGCCATCAGACGGTTATAAAACGAATTTTTAATTTGTTCATTGTTTTCAATAAAATCAAGATCTACAATCATCGACATTTCTGCAAGATTTGAGTATTCAGCCATTCTAAGGTAGTAATACAACGGGATTATGTAAGTGAATACACGCATTTCTTGTGACTTGGGATCAAGCTTCCCAATTGCTTTTAATGCCTGATGTGCGTTTATTTCGCCTTTGTCTTGTCTACGTTTGATCTGGTACATTGCTGCCCATTCACGTTCAATCGAACAGCTACTATTGATTAATTGATTAATTAATGTGTCAGTCAGTTCATACTGTTCATTAATATCTGACATTTCCAGACGTACCTTTGCATCTACTTTTGGCTTCTTAACTTCTCTCTCTTTTGCTATCATCCGAATAACCCCCTGTGGTGTGTCACTAATTCAGAGCAACAGGCAGTGGCAAAAGCCACTATCCTGAATCTGAATATTCGATCTTTATGTGACCTACTTTTACATTCTCCATTAGATTCTCTCCTTATTTGTGGAAAATCCTCAATTTGAGGACTACCTATGTATGTTATGAAGCTGTCTTACGAATTAGATCGGCTATGTAGTCTGCACCTTTAGGAGTTAGATACGTTTTTGAAACATATCCAATCTTAGATGTTGGCACACTTTTAACTTCAAATAAACCACGACCCATATATTTCTGATACGGAAGGTTATTTGCCATCAGGATTTTCTGATCCTTAAGGAAAGTGAATAACTTATTACGTCCAAATCCTTTGATATTTAATTCCTTAGCAAGTGAACCAATGTCCATTAGCCCGTCAGCGTCCAAGAACTGATGATACTTCTCCACTTTTGGTTGATACTCAGTTACCTGCTGTTCCAAAAGGATTTTTTCAGATTCGATTCTCTCACGTTCCTTTTGTTCTTGAATCCATCTCTCAGCCCGTTGGATTGAGTTATCAATCATATAGGAAGGAACTAATTGTTTTTTAAGCTGTGTTTCCATTTCTTCAAACCGAGTGACGTATTGTGCTGTAAACAAAACACCCTTTTCACCGTTAGTTTTGTTTGCAATCATGTCACACCCTTTACGAGTGAGCAGATAGTATTTGTATGGACGTTTATTTCCATCTACGGTATACGAGTTTTCAACAAAGAAATTTAGAGAATTGATTTTTCTATTTTCTAAAATTTGGATATACCCTTTAATCTTCTCCAATAAATTAAAGTGTTTAACACTTATCATCTCCGCCACTTCTCGGCTATCCACTAAAAGTTGTCCATTTTGCTCTACTACAGTTAAGTTATTGTTCAAATAAAATTCCTCCATTTAATTTGTTTTATGTATTGCGATTATGTATTGCGGTGTTGCTGTTATGTAATATGAAACTATTAGACTTACTGACCGTTGAACCAACGCATAAATCCGTTCGTTGGGATTTTAATACGTCTACCGATCTTTACTGTGTGGAACTTTCCACTTTTGCACAGGGCATATGCTTGATCACGCCCAATACCTAACCATTGCTGCACATCCTCAACATCAAGTGCCGGCTTATTCATGATTTCTTCGTACATCCTTTTCCTCCTTTCTACTTCTGGTTAATCCCCTGTCGTTCGGGATTAATTTAAGTATAATCGCATTCAATTAATTAGTCAATAATAAATTATTAATTATCTAATAAGTTTTATAACTGTTTTTAATCATAATTAATTATGTTATCATTAGCTATATTGTTTTATGACCTTGGAGGTATAAGAAATGAACGAGAATGAACGGATTGGAAGAATAATAAGAAACTTCAGATTAAGAGAGAAAATGTCCTCGGCAGACTTCGCTCTATTGGTTGGGGTTAGTCAAGGGACTGTATCCAACATTGAAAACGGGAAGTTCGGACAAAGAAAAAACAGTTTGCAAACTGTGAAAAGAATAATTGAGATATGCGAAATTGAACTTCCTCCTGACATTGCTGATTTTTTAGATATTGAACCTGAACCGACGAATGAAAATGATGATGATACTGAAAAAATTTTGGTTGCTAGCAGAGACATGTGGGATGTAACTAGTTCTACTTCAGTCGCCATTCAAATTAGAACATTTGTTAATGGAAAGGACTTAGATGAAGGATCAGAAAAAGAACGGAATTCCCGTGAAAAATCTTACATCTATGAAAGTGATGTCGTCGTTAACACTCTAATGGAATTTATAGAAGAGAATAAAAAGGAAATCAGAAAAAAGGTTTTGGAAAATTTAAGAGAAAAAAGTTTAAGATTTCTCAAGCAATACAAAGACATTGAGGAGGACGATTAATGGCATCTATTCACCCTTACAAGACAAGTAAAGGGAAGCAAAAATATCTTGTAGCCTATGATATATATGATGAGAATGGACAGCGTCACCAGAAAAAGAAAAGAGGATTCGATAAGAAAAAAGATGCTAAAGAATTCATTACTGAAGTTGAATCAGCTATTAATAAAGGGATGTATATTCAGACTCCAAGGATAACGGTAAAAGATTATTTAGATAGATGGCTCGAAGTAAAGTCAATAAATATCGGCTCTCAGACTGCAACACTTTATAGAAATTGTTTGAAGAACTACATTTACCCCTATTTAGGGGATATTCTTTTGGCCAATCTAAAAACAGAGCACATCAATAATTTCATTCATGCTCTCCATACAAAAGATAGAGGCAAAGGAAAGATTGGATATGCTTACAAAACCATTAAGAGAAGCCATGAAATTGTCAGCACAGCACTTGACTACGGTGTAGACAATAAGATGATCAAAACCAATGTAGCTAAAAAAGCAATACTTCCTAAAGAACCCAAACGTAAGAGAATAGATGTTTGGGACTTAGAACAAGCCAATCAATTCTTAGAAACATCTAAAGAGGATGAGCAAAACAGATATCACTTGGCTTATGCTATAGCTATTATCTGTGGAATGCGCCAGGGTGAAATACTGGGACTTACCTGGAAAGATGTCGACCTAGAAGACAACCTTCTTTATGTTGAACAAACATTGTCCCATGATGGTAAAGAAATTCTCGATGATACTAAGACTAAGAAAAGTAGACGAACAATTGAATTTAGTGAATCGTTAGCGGATCAATTTAGACAACAAAAAAAGATCATTGAGAGCGAAAAGGAAAAGTTCGGGGACGATTACCAGAATCAGGACTTAGTAATATGCACAGAGCTTGGTAATCCAATAAATGCACGAAACGTTCTTAGGAAGCAAGCTAAGCTGATGAAGAAGGCTGGAGTACCAAAGATAACCTTTCATGATCTAAGACACGTACACGCCTCCCTAATGCTTTATTTTGGACATGATATTAAAGAGATATCTGAAAGACTGGGACATGCAAAATCAAGCTTTACTTATGACACCTATGTACACATCATGTCTAAAACTAAGAAGAAGCTTATAGATAACCTGCAGCGATCAATAAAACTGTGA